TGGAATGTTAGATTTCATAAAAAACCATTTCAAGGTGGTATCGGATGGTACGGCTATTCCAATTATTCCAAAAATTTTAACAATACAAAGATGGGGTGAATTTACAAATAATTGGCAATTTTCAGATGATGATGGTAATATGAAGTTACCGTTTATTGCAGTTATTAGAAAACCCGATGTTCAACCAGGAACAAATCCATCAATTCAAAGAACAATACCAGATAGACAATCTTTTCATTATGCAACCGTACCAACTTGGAACGGATCTCAAATGGGTGCGGATGTATATAAGATGCCACAACCTGTTGCAATTGATATTAGTTTTGAGGTTACAATAGTTTGTACAAAATTTAGAGATTTAAATCGTTTTAATAAGATTGTACTACAAAAATTCTCATCAAGACAATCGTATACAACCGTAAAAGGTCATTATATACCCATTGTACTTGATTCTATCGACGATAATACTCCTATGGACTCAGTTGATGGTCGTAGATTCTACATACAAAATTATAAGTTCACAATGTTGGGATTCCTTATTGATAGTGAAGAGTTTGAGATTAAGCCTGCGGTGAGTAGAATGTTCCTTATGAATGAATTTATTCAATCGAAGGGATATCAGAAGAAATATATTAATAAAACAATTGATATAACCGTTGCAACATTTATTGCCGACGGTATGCAGACTGCGTTTAGTGTTGGTGAAAGTATTGGTATGTTATTTAACGTTACAATTAACGGTCTTATTCAGGAAAGAGATGTGGACTATTTCCATATTCCAGGAACATCTAAAATAACTTTCGTAACTCCACCACAAGAAGGTTCGAGTGTAGCTATAACATATTATAAGGGTAGAAATAGTGTGTTTATTGACACATACGGTAAACCAATTCAAGTTATTACCGAATACTTTACTTATAATGGGTCAACACTATCATTTACGGTACAAAATAATATTGATAGTGTTGTGACATTAGATATTAACGGTCTTGTTGAAGATGAGGGTGTTGGTTTTGAAATAACGGAGTCATACGAAATTACTTTACAAGGAACCCCCGTGTTAGGGTCTGTAATAGGTATTACTTATCTATATTAATCGTCACCATAGATGTCTTTCTTTTTTGGTTTACAAAGTTCCTCAATGTGTTTTTCCAACACTTTATAAATTTTTAATCCATTCTTATCACAATGATTTTTCAACATTTCGTGATGTTTATCACTGATTTTAACATTTTTTTGAGTGTTTTCCATAGTATAAGATATTAAAAGATATATTAAGATAAATAACTATCTTTTTAAAGAAAGTACGTAAATCTTTGCTAAAAACAAAGATATTTATAGAATAAGTAATAAAAATATTAACCAAACATTAATCGATGGCAAATTCAAACAGAGTATTTGTTTCTCCAGGTGTCTACACATCAGAGAAAGATCTAACATTCGTAGCTCAAAGCGTCGGGGTAACAACTCTTGGTTTAGTTGGTGAAACCTTAAAGGGTCCAGCCTTCGAACCAGTTCTAATAAGTAGTTTCGACGAATTCAAAACATATTTTGGACCAACTTCACCTTCAAAAGACGGAGTGGGTAACCCAGAATATGAATTACCGTATGTAGCTAAGTCGTACTTGCAAGAGTCAAACCAATTATTCGTAACAAGAGTATTGGGTCTTACAGGATACAAACCTTTCAAAACATTCGGTATTAAGACATTAGGTGGTATCACAGTAGATAAGAGTCAAACTCCTACTTCAGCTGCGTTCACATTAACCCCAACCGTAACAGGTATTACAGGAAGTACCATTTATTCTGAACTTTCTGATAAAACATCTGTTGACGGTATATCAATAACAAGTTATATCACAACTAATTTTTCGGGATATTCGTCAAGCCAAATAGGTAAGTGGTTTGTTATTGGTCTTGTTCCGAGCGCTAGTATTACTGGAACAAGTACTAATGAATTATCTTCACCATTAAATGGTACAATTAGAGATAATTCATATAATAATAAAGAATGGTTCAACGTATTTTACAACGCTGGAGCAACTATAAACAGTGTTTATTCATATCTTTTTGTTTGGAATGGTACAAGTTTTACTGGAACTAAATTCTCTTGGGTGGCAACTTTAAATACTGACTATGATAATATAGTAGTAGCCGCTTTAAGGTCAAGAGGTAAATACGTTGGTCAAACATTAACACACGAAGTAACAGCAAACACTGGTGTTACAATTTCAAGTGTTGGTACCTTGGCTAAAAATGTATTCTCAGAATTTACAATAACAACCGCAGGATTAAATAGTGGAACTAAATCGTTCACTTGTTCATTAGATACAACATCTTCAAAATATATTACAAAAGTATTAGGAAACGATGTGTTTGATAAATCAACTGAAGATTATGCGGTTTATGTTCACGAAGTATATCCAAAATTATTAAAACACGCTTTCGAGAAAGGTTTAGTAAGAGGTATTAATTCAACAATAGCTTACAATTTAGACGGTGATAATTTCAGACATCAATGGGATACCACAATTTCTCCAATGGTTGTATCTGAGGTTCGTGGTGGTCAAGTTACAGATTTGTTTCAAGTTCAAACAATTTCTGATGGTGAGGCGGCTAACTTCCAAGTTAAGGTAATGATTCAAAACATTAACGTTGACTCTGGTGAGTTTGATTTAATAGTAAGAGATTTTAACGATACAGATGATAATCTTGTTGTAGTTGAAAAATTCACAAGATGTTCAATGAATCCAGATTTACCAGGATATGTTGCTAGAAAAGTGGGAACTTCTGATGGTGAATTTGAATTACGTTCAAAATATATTATGTTAGTTATGGACGCGAATCACCCAACAGACGCTTTCCCTGCTGGTTTCAAAGGTTTCTTAACCGACAACGCGTTCTCTGGATCAACTTTAGGAAGTGCAATTTATAAAACTGAGTATCTTTCAGCTGGAGACGTAATTTATTATGAATCAGATGGTACACCAGTATTATCTAACGGAGATAAAGTAAGAAAAGTATCTTTAGGTATTTCTTCTCAAGTTGGATTTGATAAAGATTTATTGAAATTCAAAGGAGCCGATTCAAGTGGTGATTCATTTGGATTCCATTTGTCATCAAACGCATCTTCAATCGTAACTACTGGTTCAACTAAGGTTTATAAAACAACACCATATAATTTAGAAGGTACAGATAAAGGATTGTTAGAAAATATTGCATATCGTAAATTTACATTCGCAGTATATGGTGGTAGAGATGGTTGGGATATCTATAGAGACGTTAGAACTAATGGAGATGGTTACATTTTCGGTAAGAGTACATACGTAAGTGGTCATACAACTAATAATGGTGTATTCAGTAGTACAGTTGGAAACTCTGACTATTACGCTTACTTAGATGGTATTAATACTTTCGCAAACCCTGAAGCGGTTGATATCAACGTATTTGCAACACCAGGTATTAACTTCTACGATCACAGTTCATTAACCATTCAAGCAATTGATATGGTTGAGAATGAGAGAGCGGATTCACTTTATGTTATTGGTTCACCTAACGTATCTACCGTTGAAGATGTGATTGGTAATCTTGATACAGTTGATTTAGACACAAACTACTCAGCAACATATTGGCCTTGGATTCAAGTAAGAGATACAGATAACGCAACTCAATTATACATCCCACCAACAGGTGAGGTTGTTAAAAACATAGCTTTAACTGATAATGTGTCTTACCCTTGGTTCGCAGTCGCTGGTTATTCAAGAGGTTTAGTAAACGCAATCAAAGCGTCTAAGAAATTAACTTTAGATGAGAGAGACGACCTATATGCTAACAGAATTAACCCAATTGCAACATTCTCTGACACTGGTACAATAATTTGGGGTAACAAAACTCTTCAAGTTAGAGAATCAGCTTTAGATAGAATCAACGTAAGAAGATTATTATTAAGAGCAAGAAAATTAATATCTGCCGTAGCGGTTAGATTATTGTTCGAGCAAAACGATGAACAAGTTAGAAACGAATTCTTAAGATTGGTTAACCCAATTCTTGAGTCAATTAAAAAGGAAAGAGGTTTATATGAATTCCGTGTAACGGTTTCAAATGACCCAGAGGATATCGATGCTAACACATTGAGAGGTAAGATTTACGTTAAACCTACTCGTTCTCTTGAATTTATTGATTTAGAATTCATAATTACCCCAACAGGGGCTTCATTTGAGAATATCTAATCTAAAAGGAGATATAAAACAGAAAGGGGTTCCATTTACGGAACCCCTTTTTTATTAAAAATGCATATGTTCCACAAGGAACCATTTTTTATAACAATTATATTTTTTTATTTATATTAGTACTGTAGAAGTGTATATTCTAGTATTTATTAATAATATTTTATTAATTGAGTAATTTATTCTAGAGCTTTTTATAGTGGTGTTGTAAAAAACTACGAAAAATAATTGACATAATCAAGCCCAAGACAATAATAAACCAAAAAAAGATTATTTTCCATTTGGCTTATATTTATATGAAAGATAAACTAAAAACTTAACAAATACAAAATGGCAGATTTACTAATGAAAATGCCGGTTCCTTACGAACCGAAAAGAGTTAACCGATTCATTGTTCGATTCCCTTCATCATTGGGTATCAACGAATGGTATGTTACTTCAGCTAAAAGACCAAGTGCTAAAATTAACTCGGTTGAGATTCCTTTCTTAAACACCTCAACTTACGTTGCGGGTAGATTTACTTGGGAAGCTCTTCAAGTTACTTTTAAAGACCCAATCGGTCCTTCGGCATCACAAGCTTTAATGGAATGGTTCCGTTTACACGCAGAATCAGTAACAGGTAGAATGGGATATGCTGCAGGATATAAAAAAGATATTGAACTTGAAATGTTAGACCCAACAGGAGTTGTGGTTGAAAAGTGGATTCTTCAAGGTACGTTCATCACCGACTTAAACTTTGGTGATTTGGACTACAACAACGATGCAATCGCAACAATTCAATGTACATTAAGAATGGATAGATGTATTCAAGTATACTAATACCATTTTCTACATAATAATATTAAACCAACAACCGAATTAGTAAATCTGTCTAACGAGTTGTTGGTTTTTTATTTTAAAACTTTACTTTCACATAGTTATTAAGTAAATTAACACTATGGAACAATTTGCAATAGACCCAACAATCGCATACGACGTAGTTGAACTTCCTTCTAAGGGTATTCATTACGTAAATAAGAAAAAATCAGTTCGAGTGGCTTACTTAACCGCCGCTGATGAAAATATTTTATCCGCTCAAAACTTACTTAAAACCAATACGGTAATTGAGGAGTTATTAAAAAGAAAAATATTAGATAAAGACCTACAAATAGATGAATTAGCGGATGAAGATAGAAGTGCAATTCTTATATTTTTAAGAAACACATCTTTTGGTCCAGAGTATACATATTATTTACGAGATCCAAAAACAGATGAGGAATTCACAGCAGTTGTAGATTTAAGTGAAATAACATTTAAAGATTTTACATTAACTCCAGATGAAATGGGAGAATTTAAATTCCATTTCCCAAAATCAAATGTCGACATTACTTTTAAATTTTTAACTAAAAAACAACTTAAAGAAATTGAAAAAATTGAAGAGAGTTGGAATGGTATTGGTGTTGCACCAATTGTTACCAAACAGTTAGAGATGATGATTAAATCTATTGCTGGAAATAGAGACCTGATGAACATTCACAATTTTGTTGAACAGATGCCAATCAAAGATTCCCAAGATTTCAGAAAATTCGTAAAAGAACATAAACCAAATTTAGATTTAGTAAAATCAGTAACCGCCCCGTCAGGAGAACTTGTCAATGTAGAAATTGGCTTTGGGGTGGAGTTTTTTCGCCCTTTCTACGGAATATAAGAAGGGACAATTAGACGAGATTTTATTCTTGGTTAAAAGAGGGTTCTCCTATGGAGATGTTATGTCTATGCCAATATACATAAGGAGGTACTATATCAATTATTTAATTGAATTAGAAACCACAACTTAATCTATTTATATGTATGGCAAATATTGATTGGGAAAAGGCCGGTAAAGAAGCGAGTAGGTTGAAATACAACTCAACTCAAGCCGATGCATACGCACTTGGGTTAGATAAAAATATATCCGATAAAGATAAACAAACATTTTTACGTGGTTATATTGGTTCTGGTAAAGGATCATCAGATTTAAACAGTGGTGGTTCAAATAGTACAGGAGGTAAAATAGCTGGAGCCGTTGGTGGAATACAAGACTTTAGTCGTAAGTTAACTATGGGTAGTGATACCGATATTACCGATTTAAAAACTTTCTTAGGTGCGGGAGTAGAAACATTAGAACAATATTTTGGTAAAA